CTTCACCGTTGAGGATGTTTCTAAGAATATTGGATGCCTTTGTCTGTAGCGTGAAATCGAACTGTTCCGCAACGGTCACTGAACTATCAACGTATTTGGTGAGTTTTTGTCCATCCGTAGCAACGGTCACCATACCGCTATCAAGGAAATCAAAGTGGACACCATTCAAGAACGGTCTTAATTGGTCGTTTGCAACCGAGAACAATACACGGTTGATTGCTCTACAAATATTCTGTGAGGGGATTGTGACCATTTTCAAGTCAGTGTTGCCGATTAACGGAGATGGATATTCCTGTGCATCATTGTATGGGATGCTGAATTTTCCATTCCCGTAGTTGAACACCGCAATCTTCTTGTCCTTGTCGAGTGTCATCGTTGTGGTCTCAATGTTGTCGAGATTCTTGAGTGCTTTCAACAAGTCATTCGCATTTAAACAGAAATCATAATCCTCATCAACACTGATTACATTAGTCTCAACAGAAATCCAAATCTCAGAGTCGCTACCAGTCATACGCACCTTGCTTTCAAACATGTGCGCCTCAAACTTGATTTCATCCAATATCTGGATGCTGTTCTTGCTGTTCACCACGGACGATGCGAATGAAAGCTTGTCCGTATAGTCTTTTACATTGAACTTAATTTCCATAAAATATAAACTTGTTTTCGTTAAACGTGTTGTGAAACTTGGTAGACCTATCAAGATTCGGACTTGAGATACAACTTCCAAAGAGTTGTGTGTTACCACTACACCATAGGTCTATTTTGTGTGTGTCATACTTCTCACAAGCCCAGCACACACTGCGTTATCATTTATAATCCCATGAAAAACACATTAATCAACTCTAATGATAAAAAAAACATAAACTTACCTTGAACATATCTTGCGGTGCAAATATACAAACTAATTTTGAGTACACAAAATAATCTTAGAGATTTTTTAGAACGGAACATCATCCGTCCCACTCATTGGAGCAAAGGGCATATTTTCATTCTCCTGCGTTTTTTCTTGCATAGGTGGGTAACTACCCATCTTTTGCATTTCATGCGGTTGTGTGGCATTTAAACCGCCAAATTCGATGTTTCCTTGATATGGTTGCGCTTCCCAACCATACCTAACATTTTCATCAACCGTGTTTTTGAATCTCCTGCTCTCAATCTCATACTGCATCCCGACCATAAGGTCTACAACACCATACATTCGGTTCTTTGCGACCTCAAGCACATTGCCGAATCCTTGAAACCTTTGGATGTTGCCACTGCCGAAGAACTCCGCACCTGCACGGAAGAAATCATTGTTCACCCGATGAATGATGAAAACATTGTCCACCGCATTGGTGAGGTCACTTGTTCCACTGATGTCATTCTTTCGGAGGAATGCCATTGTCTTTCGTGGGTGAGCGACCAAGATGATGTGCGACATGTTCTTCTTTGCAAAGTCCTTAATCTGCAATATGAGTTCCTTTTGTTTATTGTTCCTATCACCATCAAGCAGGTCGATGTTAAGCGAGAAGAGATTGTCAAGTACAAACACCTTCACACCTACACTTAGGAGTTCTTTCATGTCATGGAAGATTTGCTCCCATGTATTCCCGTACTCATTGTTGTAAAGAAAGAACTTCCCGTCCAACCACTGGTCTATCTTTTCAGCAATAAGTGTCGGAACATAATATTTGCCCTCGCTGAACCCAGATGGTTTCATATTGTCTTTTCCTGCCGCAACCATCTGCAACCAAGTCTTCTGAATATCGGGGCGCAACTCACCAGACCATAATGCAACTTTGTACTTCTGCTGAATGATGTTTAGGATTAGTGTGTTCAACCATGAGGATTTTCCCGATGAGTTAGAACCAGAAAGCAATGTAACCTCCGACATATTCAACTGAACTATGGAACGGTCAAGTTCAATGAATCCAGTCTTCACTCCTTCAAGTTGAGACAAGTCGACTTTCTTGATGCTCGACATCGTCAACCACTTCTCACCGAGTTCTGGCAACTGCTCCTTGATTTCGTATTTCGGTTTTGAGTATTGTGGTCTTTGCTGATAGACTGGTTGCCATTGTTGTCTATCATAGGCATTCGGCTCATAATACAGGCGAACATCTTGCCAAGTTTTCCCCTTGCAGTGAGAATGTGTACAATTAAACGTAATCTTCCCCTGCGCATCTACAAACAACGCACTATCCCATTTCTTTCTATCACTATGTGTGTCTACCCAAGGACACCACTCAAGTTCATACTTTGTGGATGCTCCATGCTTGGACTCACGATACACCACACCATGTTCTTTCAACCACGACACAAGATTGAATGGTTGATTTACACTGTACTGTCTTACTTGTGTTGGTTTTGGTTCTTCCCTTGGTAAAAGGTCTGCAATCTTCCTAAAGAGGGAATCATCATTAACAAGTCCAAAATCATTCGGGACTTTAGCTATCTCAGAAATCCTCCAAGGTCTATCTTTGCTATCCGCACCTTTCTTTGCCCAAGTTCCGATTAGCTTGTCTATGCGAGCAGGATTAAAAACCTTTTCATCTAGTTCCACATTGGAGTCCGAGAACATCTTCCCCATTGACTGGAGGAAACGTTTGATGAGTTCATTGTGGTCTTCATCATTCGGCATATCACATGTGAGGTACAAGTGCCAACCATTACCGCTCTTTGTTATGAGCGGTTCATAGAACCCTTCTTTCAGTAAGTACCTATACACATCTACCGCCTTTAAGTGTGCTTTCTCAAACTCTTCATCACTTGCACTTATACCTGCTGCACGATTCGGGTCAAGGTCTATCAACACAAACTTACGTCTGATTATGTCACCATCCGTAGTTGTGGACTTTGGTTTCTTTACAAATACGTCCCTTTGTTCTCTACTATACAACGATGGATTTATTTCGTTGAGTGTAAAATATGCTTGCATTGAGCCGTAGTATTGCGCATTGTTATTGTCAAGCAAAGGACGCAATTGTCTTATCAAGGTCTCGACATCAGTGAAGTAACCGCTATATGTGGTCTTTCCCAACAGTCGAACCTCAACAAGTGATGAACCCTTGAATAGAGTCCACCACTTGTGTATCTGCTGTTCGTTTATCTCATACATTGTCTTTCCAATAATCCAAGTATGTGGTGTCACGTTCCGACTTCACAGGGTCTACAATTTCATAAGACCGTCCACATTTTGAGCAGTGGTAAAACTGCACAACTGCATCATCATCGTCGTCAAACTCAGACAAGAAGTCTCTCGCATTTGCATCACTACCCCAAATCAACTCTCCTCCGCAGAAATAACATTTGTATCCCATAATAATATTTATTTTTTAATCCATGTCTTCGTTTTCACATCCCATGTAACCGTACCACGACCGTTGTTTAATGTTATCGTCGCTCCATCTGGTCTATTGTCGTCGGTGTATCCGTCTGGAATGAATCCGTTCCAATAACCGACATACATGTAGCACTTGTTTGCATCATCCCAGTTAATGTCGAATCCAGTTTGTGGCATATATTGCGAATCCGTCCCATCTTTCGCAGGGTCGAACAAGATACGGTTTCCTTGATAGACGATTGTGAGGAATATTTTGTCACGCAAATACCTTTCAAAATCCTTTTGGTACTGAAGTTCCCTGCTTGAAACGTATGACTGTATATGTGGTAAGACGCGGTTCTTTTCATCATCCGATAGTTTGCACCAATATTCTTTTGCTTTCTTCTTACTACCCTTACGTTTGTATGTCAACCAACATTTTTCAAATAATTCGTCATTTTTAGAAAAAGATTTATCTTTTTCATTTTTTTCTCTTATACAATCTATATTTTGTATATTATCTATATTATGTTGTATTGTGTTTTTCCCGTGTCGGAAATTTCCCGTGTCGGAAGATTTGGCGGCTTTCAATGTGTATTCAACCGCACCAAACAACCCGTTGTTTTTTTGTTGTTCACCCTTAACCAACCATCCGCTTGCAACAAGTTCATTGATATATTTCCGCAGTGTATCAACACTATACCCAATATCTTTCGCCATAGGTTCAAGAA